GCTGCGTTCACGATCGAGCAGGCCCGAATGTATGCCGACAGTCTTGCTGCCTACACCGACTCGTGGTCTGCCGAAATCTCAAACAAGCTGTTTCCGGGTCAGCCGACCCGGGTGTCGTTCGACATGACGCGGCTGCTTCGTGGTTCGTTTGGCGAAGCCATGTCGGCCTATAAGGAAGCGGTTCAACTTGGTGTTATGACACCAAACGATGTGCGACGCGAAATCGGGCTGCCGCCGATTGAAGGCGGAGACGACATGTACGTCGGTCCGAACATGAAGCCGGGGGGCAACGAAGATGCCGAAGCTGGAACTGCGTCGGATGACGACGCGCCTTTGCAGTGACAAAGAAAAGCGAACGGTGACCGGTATTGCGGTGCCCTACAACGAGGCATCCAGACCCATTCCCGGCGCTGGTCGTTCGTTTCGTGAGGTTATGGCACCGGGTGCGCTTCGCTACGACGAATCGACCGTCATGCTGGTGCAGCACGATCAGAACGGCGTTCCGTTGGCACGTGTCGGATCTGGAACGCTTCGTTTCCTTGAATCGCCAGAAGGTTTGAAGTTTGAAGCGGACCTTCCGGAAAGTAGAGAGGACATCCACGAAGCCTTGCAAAGAGGCGACTTGGACGGGTCCGTGAGTGTCGGCATGTATGTCGATGACGATGAGTGGACTCATGGCAACGAGGTTTCGATGCGTAAGGTGACCGAGGGTCGCCTCATCGAAGTCTCGCTGGTGACTGCCGGAGCGTATGCAGGCGCTCGTGGCGAATACGGAGGCAGCAATGGCTGACCTGGTTTCGATGCGTGCCGACGCCGCTGAGCTTCGGCAGAAGATCGACAGCATCCTGTCGATTGACGGCGAGCTGACCACCGAGCAGGTGGCCGAGCTCGAGGGTGCCGACAAGGCTTTCCGCAACCTTCAGGAGCAGGTTCACAAGGCCGAAGCGGTCGAGAGCGCTCGGGAGTCGCTGGCGGCCCCGACGTTCCAGTTCCGTGGCAAGCAGGAGAACAACTCTCTGAAGCAGACTCTCGACACTCGTCAGCAGTTCATCGAGAACCTGCGGATGGAGATCCGACGGCCTGGTTCGGCTCGGGAATACCGGGCGCAGACCTTCGGTACTTCGGGAGCCAACGGCTCGGCGTGGGACCTCCTCCCCGTTGACCTGCAGAACGAGATGGTTCGTCTGCTCGGCAACGTCTCGGCCGTTCGCAACGCCGCCACTGTTCGGTCCTTCCCGAACGATGTGGAGATTCCGGTCGTGGCCGCTCGTGCGTCCATCACCGACTTCACCGGCGAAACCGTCGCGTACGACAACTTCGACCCGAGCTTCAGCAAGCTGCGTTTCCGATCGTTCAAGTCGGCGGCGCAGACGCTGATCACCGAGGAAGTTCTCAGCGACAGCCGTGGCGGAATCGTCGATGAGATCCTTGCTCAGCATGCCGAAGCGCACGGTTACTTCTGGGAGACCAAGTACCTCGGCACCGGCGCCACGCAGAACGACGCGGCACCGGACGGCATCCTCGCTACTGAAGCAAACATCGCCAATAGCGGCGTGTTCCCGGATGAGGCGGTCGGCGGAACCGTGGCCATCGCGGACGTCGAGGCGGACGGTGCGGCCATTGCTGACGTTACTTACCAGAACCTCCTCTCGGTGGCGTTTGGCATGCCGGCGAAGTACTGGGGTCTGCCGAAGTCGTGGATCCTTTCCCCGGCGCTTTACCAGCACATCCTCAGCCTGACGGACGATTCCGGCACCGTCGGACGTCCGCTCTTCTTGGGGCGTGCAAGCGGCACCATTCAGGACACCTTCAGCCTCGGCACCCTGTTCGGCTACCCGGTCTACGTGTCGGACGCCATGACCGATGCGACTCCGGCTAGCTCGTTCCAGGCCGTGCTGCTCGAGAAGAGCAGCTACATCGTCGCTGATCGGCAGAACATGCGTTCCATGATCGACCCGTACTCCTACGGTTCGGTCGGCGAGACCGCGTACCGAACGATGCTTCGTTCGGACGGCCGCTGGGTCCGTCCCAGCAGCTCGGCGCGTCTGATCATGGCCGCTTCCTGATCATCTCTTTCTTCTTGGGTCGGGGGGGGCCTTCGGGCCCCCCCTTCCTGGGTTCAGCATGCTGCAAGTCACGAGTCAATCCGCACACGCCTTCCAGCTGTCCGAGTTCCGGGACCATGTCGGCATCGGGTACACCGACGACGACCCAGCGCTGCAGCGGTCTCTGGATACAGCCGTCACGTACTGGGAGCATGCGACCCATCACTACACGCGGAACACCACGTTCACGCTGGACTGGTACAGCACGGTTCAGCTGGTCCCGGTATCTGGTGGTACGCTCACGATGTCGTCCGTCACCGACCTTGCTCCGGACGGAACTACCTCGTCCACGGTGACCTCGAGCTGGTTCTTGAATCGCAGCCTCGGGCAGCACTTCGTGCAGCTGACCGATACCGGCACGTTCAAGCAGAACTACCGATACACCGGCACGTTCTCGGTCGCGGCCGCCACGATTGACCCGACCGTCAAGGCTGCGATCTACTCGCTGGGCAATCACTTTTTCACCTACCGATCGGCTGGTGAGGAAGTCTCGATCTACAACGTGCCATTCACGGTTCGGGCAATCATTCAAATGCACTCCCGGGGTTTGATGTGAGCCGAGGCCGGTACACGCATCGAGTCGTGTTCAGCAGCCCGACACCGACGACTGACGGTGCTGGGCAGAAGGCTTTGACGTACACCACCGAGTTCGCTATGCGGTGTGATGCCCTGATCCTGAGCAGCCGCAAGGGTCAAGAATACGAGCAAGTGCAGAGCGGATCGGACGTCGTCCAGTTCCGCATGCCGTACAACGACAAGATCAAAGTCGACTGGCGTGCTACGTGGAACGGGTCGGACTGGGACGTCCGGACCGTCCGGGACCTCGACGGCCGCCGCCGTATCCTCGAGGTGACTGCGGAAAGGTTCGGGCAGTAATGGCACGGCCTCGAAAGTTCCTGCAAGGGTCAGCTTTGGACGTCGAGATCCCGTTGGATCTCAAGTTGTCCGATGCCAGCATCCGCAAGCTGACCAAGGCCAGCAAGTACGGGGTCAAGAACACGATCGGCACCGTTGCAAAGTACGTGCTTGAGCCATCTCGAGACACTGCCATCAGACTGTCGCCGGTCGGCATTGGCCGCGAGGAAACACGCTGGCGAACAGGACGCGGCGGCAGGACGACCTATGTGCCACGCGGCGGCGGCAAGGCCAAGCGGATCAGCTCGTACCGGGCAGGCATCCGCAAGAAGGGTTCATACGCCATGCGTGGCCGAGCCGACGCCATCGGCGACGTCACTCTGTTGTTGAGCGTGAGGACAAACGAGTACTACAACTTTGTCGCGAACTTCTGGGAACACGGCTGGAAGCTCAAGCGCTCCGGCCAGCAGTTCCCTGGCAACCAGTTTATGACGAAGGCGGTGCAGACCAACCTGAACGGCATCCGAGACCGATACGCTCGTGCCATTGCCAAGGCGGTCGAGATCGCACCGGAGAAGGTCCGGGCTAGACATCTCAAGGGGATCGGATGAGCAATTACAGCGACCTGATCGAGGACGTCTACGACGCACTGACTGAACCTGCCACCGGCGTCGGTGTGTCTGTTTCTGCCGATATCAGGCAGCGTGGCGATCTGATTCCGGCAGTTGTCTTCACGATGGAGGACGCCACGTTCACGCGGTACGCTGGTGGCGACATGGCGCCGGTACATGTCCGCATGCGGTTTGACTGCCTCCACGATTCGAGGCTGCTGGCCGAGGCGTTGGCGGCCGACGTCAAGACGGCATTGGATGCTTCGTCATTGGTTGTCTCGAGAGAGTCTGAAAATACGGACTTGTTTTCCAGAGGTGCCGATCTGGAGCCGGTCTACGTCACTGTGATCACATACATCATCACCTGTGGGAGCCTCTGATGGCCGGAGCAGCATTCAACGGAACGGACATGTCTTGGAGCGGAAGCGGTTCCGCAGTCAACATGGGCGTTGTCGACGTTTCCTACCAGAAGGGCGAAGTGCCGCGCGTGGACATCACGCACGCCGGGTCGAGCTTCAAGACCTATGCCGCTGGCATCGCCGAAGCAGACTCGGTCACGGTTACGCATCTCGAAAACGTCGTGACGGTGGGGACGTCAGGGTCTTTTGCATCAGGCACCGTCGCGATCTCTGGCACGTTTCGGGCTGAGTCGGTGGAGATCTCCGGCTCGATCGACAACGCGATCCAGTACACCTCGACTTTCGTGCGGACTGCCTGATGCGGCTCCTGACTGTCCAGGACATCATCGACATCCAGCAGGCTGAGCAGCACCACCAGGAGCCGCTGGCGGTCGCCAAGGCAACCGGCAAGACGCTCGAGGAAGTGCTGGCCATGCCGGCGAAGGAGTACATGGCATGTCGAGCGGCGGTGCTCGAAGCCAATGGCCTCGGGTAGTCGCGGCCGTGGCGGTTCGGTTGCACTGTTCGCCGCAAGCCGTGCGTGACATGCTCTGGGTGGACTTCCGCGAGGTACTGCGGCTGTTCGGGGTCAAAGTCAAGAAGACGCCGAAGGAACTAGCGGCCGAGATTGAAAGGTTCATCAATGGCCAAAACAACCGCGACAGTCACAGTCGGAGCTGACACTTCTCCGTTCGAACGGAAGATGCGGACGCTCGGCAAGGGTCTTACCGGCGGCATCACAGCCGGCGTTGGTCGCGTTGGCGGCATGGCAATGTCCGGCCTTGGTGCTGGCCTCGGTATCGGTGCGGCGTTTCTTGGTCTTCAAAGTCTCGGCTCGATCTTTGACCAGATGCGTGCAGTGTCGCCGGCGCTCAATGCCGAATTGAACAAGCTGCGAATCACCATTGGAAACGCCTTGTTCCCAGCCGCTGAAAAATTGGCCATGATTCTTCGCGACAACATGCCAATGATCCAGAACGGATTGTCTGAGTTCGGGTCCATGCTGGCCGATGCCATCCAGTTCTGGACGGAGGATGCTTTCAATCCTGAGGTGTGGAAGGACATCGGAATCGCCATCTCTGAGTCGATTGCGGACGCCTTAGACCTTCTTCCGAGAGGTGTTGAATCGGCCGGCAGGACACTCGGTGGCGCCCTTGGCGGCGATCTTGGTGCCGAAGCAGGCGGAGGTGCGGCTGCTGGTTTGACTGATGTTCTGACGACATTCAACCCGATGTACTGGCTGTACAAGTACAACGAAGCCGCCGCAGGACTGGTGCTTGGCAAGTCCGATGAAAGGGCCTCCTCCCTATGACGCATGCAACAGTTGTCTGGAAGGACACTCCTGGGGATCGGCTGGTTTACACCGCGAACGACACGCGGAAGATGGAGTTCTCGTTCTACGGCTACTACGAGAAAACGCCTCTCGGACTTTTTACTCCGCCAACGACGTCGCTGGGTGCGGTCGCGGCCGCCGAAAGTGATGGTGCCAACCTTCGCATAGATGGGGTGTACACCGGACCGTCCGTCACCTTCACGCCGACCTCGCAAGTTTGGGTCCTGTCCAGCCTGACCGTCGAGCGGCTAAACGACACCAATCTAAACTCAGACGTTGTATGGGTCTTCCGGGTCGGTCTTGAGCTGGCGGAACAGCCCAGCACTGACGAGCCGTACGTCGAGCTGACGACTCAGGCCGGATCGGCCAACGTGTCGGCGTTCCGGATGACTCCGACGATCCCGACCGATATGACGACGCCAGCGTCGGATGCGTACGTCGCCAGCAATGATTCAATATGGCACGGCGTATCGGACATCGGCGGCCGCAAGGTGGACTGGAACGGTCAGCCGATCCAGTACGCGCTGCCGATCCTGACTACCAACATGACGATCCAGCGACCGGCGCCGATCTGGGAAGACGGCGGCACCCGGGACACCGGCGCCATCGACTTGGTGGCCAACGCCTCGGCCTACATTGGCCGCCGCAACAGTGCCGACGTCGGGTTCATCGGCAACACCGGGTACGTGTTGTTTGCCGGGATCAGCTGCTCACCGCTGAACAAGGGGATCTACAACGTGACGTACACGTTCCGGTCTCACCCGTGGAAGCACGCAATTCAGACGCCACGAGTGACCGGGTCTCAATTTGCCAGGGTCGCCAACAGCTACAACGCCGAACGAGATCACAATGAGTACATCTGGTGGTCGCAGCCGCATTTGGCTGGTGCTGACTTCCTGTGCGACATCGGCATCAGTGCTAAGGAATGGGAGGCCGTCGGTATTACGGCAACCTGCCCATGACGATGCGGTCGCCGATCTACAACAACTCCACGCCTGGTCTGTACGAGATCACGGAAGCCACTAGGATCATCGCCAGTCCGGGTCCGAAGTGGCAATACACATTGCGTCCCGTTGATCTTGAGTACGATAGCGGCGACGTCAAGCCGTACAGCCAGTCCGGCCAGCGGTCGGTCACCGGATACAACATCTGGGAACTTGACAACACGACCACGACTTGGTTCGGTCTGGCAAACACGGAATACCAGGGCCTCGAATTCAACCCTGCTCCGATCGGGGCGATTGTCCACGCATCGTCACCGACCGGCAGCATGGTTGACAACACCGGAGCGCCTGACACCACCAAGACATTCTGGTTGTTGTTCCAATACGCAAACCAGCTGTCTGGCACCTGTGCATGAGCAATCTGCTCAAATGCTGCTGCGACGTCGTTACAGGCTACTACCTATTGCAGCCGTGCTTCAACACCGAGGTGTCTCAAATTGTCTACATGCCGTCTGCTGATTTTCTGGCGTGCGGATTTACCGAACTCGATGTGTACAAGTGGGACAGTTCCGACCCTTCGGATGACCCATACTGCGGCTTCTGGCTGTTCGCCCCGTACTCAGGAGATCTTGAGGACACGGATTGCAGCAACTACACGCTCAACACCGAAGGTTGCTGCGGCGGCGACTGCTTCACCGATGATGAATGCTGCGGCTTCGACCAGTGCTTTGATTGGTATCAGACCAACGCGCTCGAGTTGGCTGAGGTCACCGGATATTCCGGTGGCAGCGGATCGCAGACGGACTGGTCAGTCGCCATCAGCAACGTCTCAGTCTCCTCCTGGTACTGGAGTGGCGGCGATTTCAACTATGACGTTACCGTGGACATCACCATCACCGTCTCTGGAATCGGAAGCCTGACGTGTGATGGGAACTCGAACTTCACGACGGCCGGGTCATTCACCTTCACGGTCACGCATTCAAAGGGTGTGACATGCTTGGAGTCGAGCGATTCTGGATTGACGTACCCAGACCCAGATTGCGGAATCCGTGTCTGCACCGGAACGACATCGGACGGAATTACTGATACGTCTGACTGCAGCCAGATCTCCGTAGATGTTGGAACACTGTCTGCGACAACACCAAATCTTGGCGATAACTGCCAGGTACAATCAACCTACTCTTTGACCGTTCCGATCGATTATAATTTCGTTGCTGGGAATCAGTCTCTGTGTACTGACTGTGATTCGGACGGTCGTTGGGCAAGTGCAGCGTTCCCAGACGTAAATATTTCCACCACTTTGACTCTTGTGGGAACATGGGCACCATGAAGCCGCTGAAGAGACTTGATGGCCTCGGGGATTTGGTCGAGGTGGTGACCGAGGCCACCGGCATCAAGCAGGTGGTGGATGCGGTCAGCAAAGCCCGGGGAAAGGACTGTGGCTGCCAGCGGCGGCGTGATAAACTAAACAAGATGATCCCATTCCGGGGGGCCTCTGATGGCGTGCAACGCGACCAGGATTGAACTCAGCAACTCAGCGGCCACCACGGTCCAGATCACCATCTCGACTTGGGAGTCTGGCGACGAAGAGCTGTCCGTCACCCTTCAGGTCGATGGCCTCGGCATTGACGAGACGGCGACCACCTCGAGCGGTGTGGCGTCGCTGGCAATTGCCGCAGTGTCTGCGTCGAATAATGCGATATTCGACGCAACGTTGCAGGTCGGCTCCAACCCTCCGGCGGTCGCTGAGGTGCTGGTCACAGAGACCAACGTTGCGCAAACGGTCGGTCTGGCTATCGACGATACGGATGTGACCTATTGCGCCCCGACTAGCGGCGGCGGCGGCGTGAGCGATCACGGAGCCTTGACCGGCCTCGGTGACGACGACCACACGCAGTATGCGTTGACGGATGGAACACGAGGGGCTTTTGACGCTCGGTCTCAGGGTTCAATGCCCGGTGTTTCG